CATTTATCTGGTTTGACAAAACATCAAGTCTTTTAAACTGAGCATCATAACTTCTACCAGCAGGTTCAATGTATTCTGCTCTACCATCAGCAGGAAAGGCTATTGCTTCTCCGGGTCCAGCAGTTACTTCTTCAGAACTTTGTGGAAATCCATAAAATGCCAACATTGGTACAGCAGAAATATGTAACTGATTATCTAAATCGGATTGTATTTGATAGGCTTTTAAATTTAATTCTGCAATATCAGACATTGGTGGTCTTGATTCCAATAAATTTAGTCTGTTTGCATATGCAACAGAAAAGGGTATCTCAGACAAACTTGTAGTTCCTTCGTCAACTTTTACAAATAAATTATTTTTGCCTTTTTGATGTATTTCAAAACCACCTCTGGTCAATAACCTTATTTGGTTAATTATTTTTTCACCATATAAACCATCAGGAACTGATACTTTTTCCTGTAGACGTAATTGTGTTAGTTTTACTTCACCATCTATCATTTCAGTTCTGTATCCCAAAATGTCTCTTGGTGTATAAGTAACCCAATATGGTCTGCCACTTTGCCCACTTGTTGGAGCATCAACTAAAACTCCAACATGACCATATCTGACCATTTTCCTAGTAGTCTCATAAGTCCAAACATTAAGATCATTACCCTGTAGGTCAACATCAAATAAATGTTGACGTATTGAATCTGCTGTATCGTTTAATCTGACAGGCTTTCTTGTTAACATACCAGCTAACATTCTTTCTAATCGCAAATAAAACGGTGGGCAAACAGACCTAGCAAGTCTGTTGTCATATGATTCATCTAATTCTCTTGGTTCTTGTGGTAAATATCGTCTGTGTCTTTTCCTCATTTGGTATGTACCACCAAGCAAATCTTCTATCAGCATCCAATGTGGCTCTTGTTGAAACCAAACAGCATTCGGGTCATTTATTTCTTTACCTTGTGAGTTTGTCTCTCTGTCGTAATAGTTATAACCTGAGTACATTTTGCTCCAATGTTTTCTTAAGTGTAATAAATAATCTTAATAAAGCCTAATTCCTGTTTTACGACCAGCACCCATATGTAATGGATTAAACAGACGCCAAGTAATGTAACCTAGAGCATCATTCATATGATCGTAACCAGCATCTTTATCAGGTTCTCCTTTTTCAGTATAACTTTGAAGTTCAAGACACTCAATTAATTTAGTTGCACTTGAATGAATTTGTAGTCTAACTTGACCTTTTCCATTTTCAAGTAATCTTTGTACTGAATTAACTCTATCTCTAACAGGTGGGTTAGCTGCTGGTGATTGATTCATAAATCCATAACTTTCTAGAATTTGGATATCGGTTTTCGAAGCGTTTGTGCTTCTGTTTCCTCCTGAAGCATCAGGATAGACATAGATTTTTTGGTCTGGATAGCGTCTTTTAATTTCTTGAGCAATTGAGTCGGTGTCATGTGATTCTTTTATTTCATCAACCACTATTAATTTGTCACCAATAGCAATACCAATAACTGCGTTCATATTTCCAATATTAAAATCAAGTCCAATTCTAAGTGGTTCGTTAGATATATCTGGCAACACATCAGTGACATGGACAGTTCGGTTGAAGCGGTCATAAACTTGTCCTGTTGTTATATTACAAAACTCTCCGTTTAAATATGCTTGCAATAAACCTTTTTCATAATTTTCTTCTAATCTTGTAATAAAGTCTTGCGGTAAATGTGGATTATCATATGTCCTCATTTTAATTAACTTACGATCTGTTTTCTTTTGTGCTTCGTTACTTCCAAAAGTATTCCACATCCATCTGAAACCTTCAGGTGTTGATGCAACACCAAACTGTCTTTGATTTCCAGAACGTAATCTTGCTAATATTCTAGGAAAAGCCCTATCAGCAATAGATGGAGCAACAGTATCTATTTCATCTGCAAGCACCCAAGCAAGGTTCAGTCCAATAATTCTAGACCAGTTCTCGAAACTTCTACATAATATGCGAGCATCTCCATCTGGCAGGTGCAATAAATACTCTGGAAGTGGAGACTGTCTTTGTGTATATGGGATTCCATAATCTTCTAAGAAAGTTTCAAAATCGTTTTGCCATATGTCTCTTATTAATGGTGCAGTAGGTTCCATAACTGCACCTGTAAAACCTTGATTATTAATAGCTAACTGTACAGCTTTTGCACATAAGCTTCTTGTTTTACCAGCACCATAACCAGCAGAAAGACCAATGATTTGAGTCTCTTGATCATCAACAAAAGCAAGTTGACCGGGATGTAAGTCAGCTTTTATTCTTTCAATAATATCGTCACAACATAAATCAGCACCAGTAGATGACTCTAGTACCCTGCCTTCTCGGTCAATAATACTCATAATAACTGAGCAACTTTTGCCATTGTATTTATACAGCCAAGTGCTATATGTGGCTGATTGTTTCTTCTAGCATCTTGTGCCAATGTACTAAGTTGTGAAAGAACATCAGCAGTAAATTGTCTTCTGTCAACATCCCAATCTGTTGCCATTACTTCGTTTGCAGCACTTATGTATTTATCAACTGCTCTAGGTTTCACCCCCCATTCTCTAACACCATATGCGACAATTTCTGATCGCATAGTATTACGAGCTTTCAGAGCAGCAACTTTTCTGACTCTCCACTCTACTTCTTTTTTTGTAGATCTTTTTGCCATTTATTCATCAAAAAGTTTTTTTAGTTCTTGTGAACCACTTTTTGGTTGTTTCAATTGAACTAATCGTAATCCATAATTATCTGTTTTTTGTAAATTATCCCAATCTATATCTTTTCTTCTGATTAATTGCGTATCAAATTTCTGCCAATTATTTTGTATATGATGCTGTGGTCTTTGAAATTTTCTTGTTGTTTTTACAACTTTTGGCCACATTTTTTCTAAACTTCTTGCCATAGTTAATCTACCATCACCTTTATAAAGTTGGTCTGTATTACCTCCTTTCATGGTCATTGTTTGCATTTTATCTATTAAAAAAGCATTAAAGTTAACAGTACAAAGACCAAGTGATAAAGCTTGCAGACACAAATCTGTGTCTTCGTTATATCTACCACGCCATCTAATATCTAATGAATTATCAATTAACAGTGTCGAATAAATATGAGCATTTAAATAGAATGGAGGTTGATTTCTTGTTATAGCAAAAGTATAGTAATTTAATCCAGATAAGGCTATGTTAGTATACCTGTCAGTAAAATCCTCACAACAACGAAGAGCAATATTACTATTACATCTAATTCTTGTATTCTTATATTTTCTATAGACACTTAAAATATTATCGTCCATTATCCAATGTCTTTTAAATCCTAACTCCTTACTGTGTTCCCAAACAAAGTTACGGACAGGAATAGAACCTAAACCCAAATTTTTAAAAGGTGTAGTTATTAATATTGATGGGTCGTAATGTTTTACATATTTATCATATTCTTGCGGTTCAATAACAAGTTTAAAATCTACTTTATCTTTTAATAAAAAGTTAGCTGTCAGGCAAGTGTCAGCTCTGCCTTTTGATATTACATATACAGGATATTTAGGCTTCTTCATGTTCTATCTCAAATCCAACAGAGGTTATGTCTCGTCTTTCTTTTTGTGGATACCAGATAGACTCGCTTGTTTTTTCTTTATAATCAAAGCCATTTTGTTCGCAAAAAGCCTTTTTATCTTCGTATGTTTCAAAGTTTACGTGTAATACTTTTACAGGGTCAGATATTTCAAAATCAGGCATACCTAACCATTCAGCAGCATGGTCTGTTGTTTTTATTTCTGATGCTGGTCTTGTTACATACAACAAGTTCTGCAACATCATTTCATCATAGCCGGTACCTAAAAGATCACTTTTTTCCATGATCTCTTTAAGAATATTGGATAAAGCACGATCATCTACTTCGCCTAAATGCGAAACTTCGTTATCGGCTGTTAGTAACTTAACAGCCTCAATACTATCTGATTCAAGCTCTAATTTCAACACAGGTACAGAAGATAACCCTAAAGACTGAGCAGCTTTGACTACTCCGTGTCCAGCAAGTATTGTATTATCTCTTGCGACAATTACATTTCTATAAATTCCATTATCACTTATTGATTGTTTTAAATGTTCAAGCTGATCTGCAGGGTGTGATTTATAGTTTTTTGGGTGTGGCTTTAAATCTGCAACAGCCATTTGTCTAACTGTATAAAAAGAAAATGTATTAAAATCCAATAGATCTACAATATCTTGGTGCAAATCATCCAAGTTTGATATATTACCTAGTTCTTCTAGTACCTTGCTTTCATCCCATTCAGATTGTTCTGCAATTTTGTTATCGGCAATAACATAAGCTTTTTTTTGTGCATCAGTTAAATTTTCTACTATACGAATTGGGACTTCATCAATCTGCATTTGTTTTGCAGCTTCGTATCTTCCATGTCCAGAAAGAATAGTTTTTTTCTCATCACAAACAATTGGCTGTGTAAATCCAAATTGTTTAATTGAAGCAACAATATTTTTTATTTGTTGTTCTGGATGAATTTTTGAATTGTTTTTATATGGTTTTAGCTCTGATAAGCTACATTCTGTTGAAGTTACCATACCTAAGTCCTCCTTGCGTTTTTGTATTTTTTTAATGTACTTATTATTCATGTCGACATATTTATCGTCAACATGATAACCCTCTGGATCTTTATACCAAGCAATAATATGTTTTTTTGCTGCAATTTTTGCATCTTCTAAACTACCCCCTGACCCAGCACAAAGCCTTCCAGATTCTTTCCCATCAGGCCATTTAATATGGTGAAGTAATTTATTTGTATATTGATATTCAAATTCATAAATAAGATCATTATGCGTAATATCAAAAAGTATAAATCCCATTAATATG